CGACGCATAACGGTGGAACGATACACCACGAGCACGAACGCATACGGCGAGCGCGTGCAGACGTGGAGCACCTTGCTGACCGTCTGGGCCGGGCTGATGAAAGCGGGCGAAGGAATGACCGAGCGCATCAGCACGAACCAAGACATGCCGATTCAGCGCGTGCGCTTTAAGGTTCGCAGCAGCAGCGACAGCCGAGGCATCAAGGCTGACGACCGCGTGCTGTACAATTCCAAGTATTACAACATCCAAGGCATAGAGGAGGTTGGCCGACAGGACCAGCTGGTTTTGCTTTGTCAAATCACGGGTACCTGATGGCACGCGGCAGCTTAGAAATGAAAGGCGCAGGTACTGGCTTTGAAGGTATCGGCGTAGACATCAAGCCGCTCATGAAGCAGTTGGAGCACATGCGCAAGCAGATAGCCGACAAGAACGTGCAGCGACGCATTCACCGCGAGGTGGGTAGAGTGTATAAGAAGGAGATGCAGAACAACATCAAGGACGCGCGTGAGGTGATTCGCATCCGCCGAGGCAAGCAAAAAGGCCTCGATATACCCATCGGCACGTTAAACCGTTCGGTGCGCGTTTGGTTAATCGATAAGCAGGCAAACACGTATTGGGTCGGTCCACGAGTAGGCCGCCGCATGCCGCTTGACTCTGACGGCTGGTTTGCTAATATTGTAGAAGGCGGTGACGGCAAGTTTGGCGAAGGCAGAAACAAGGGCGTTTTCGAACGCTCAATACGTAACAAGCGCACAGAGGCCCTTAACCTCATGAGCAAGCGATACAAGAAAGCGATTGACCGCGCAGCAAAAGCAAAAAAGAAATGAACGCAGGAAAGGCAGTATATGGTATTCTGAGCGCCAACAGCGGCGTCACTGACATTGTAGGCACTAACATCTTTCCAGAGATTGCAGAGCAGGAGACCGCTGTGCCATTCATCGTGTACCAGCTGCAGAATGTGGCGCCTGAAGACACGCACGACGGACCGTCCAAGCTAGATGAGGTACAATTTGAGTTCCTGTGCTATGCCGACAGCTACAACGCGGCGGCTGACTTAGGTGTCGCGGTCCGTGCTGCACTGGATCGTGTGAGCGGAACGTACAACGGCGTGCACGTGGAAAGCGTGCAGTTTAATGACGTTGACGTCGAGATTGAATACGACCCACGCCGCTACAGTCAGGTGCTCAAGTTCACCTTTCGCATCAAGCGCGATGACGTGACCATTGCCTTGGGCACACCAGTGACGGGTGCAGTGCTTGGCGACCTCAGCGACGTAGATGTGACTGGAGTCACGAATGGCCAGCTCATTGCATACAACAGCACGAGCGGCAACTGGGAAGCGGCAGACGATGCGGGCGGCGCTAACGAACTGAGCGACCTAAGCGACGCAAGTGTAAGCCTACCGACCGACGGGGAGGTGCTGATCTACAGCGGCGGCGAGTTCGTCAATGACAACATCGCCATCAGCAACGTCACGAATTTGCAGAGCGAGCTGGACGCCACGCCTGACAGCCTCGACGACCTGACCGATGTAAAGATTGTAGGCACGCCACAAGCAGGTGAAGCGTTGGTTTACAGCAGCGGCTTTTGGCAGCGCGGTACTGCAGGCGCTTCAACGCTTGGCGACCTTACTGACGTAAACACCACGGGCGCGGGCGTTGGTTCGCTTATCCAGTACAACGGCGCGTCGTGGGATATTAGTGCAGCCGAGTTGCCGAGTGATGCGTTGTACTATCATAACCGTTATGCAAGCGAAGCGGAAACGCTACTGGACGGCGCTACGGACACGGTGGAGCTGTACTATACGGCACAGGCTGACGGCGACGGATTGCATGAGGATGCGCAAACGGACACAGCGACGACGGGTTACGACATTCGGCGCAAGCTGTACTATGCAGAGAAGGCGCAGGCCGACCCTAACACCAGCGGCGACTGGACGCAATTCGCAGACATTGCCGATGACACGACGTATGCAAGCGCCAAGGCTACGTTGTTGGCGTACCTTAAAGCACGCACGGGCGGCACTGTACCGATTAGCCTCAAAATGACGTGGGAGGAGGTAGCGGAAGCGCCCACGTTTACGGGCTTGCTGAATGAATCGTACGGCAGCGGAGCGGCTGCGGCGTATTCGGTGCGGCGTTTGAATGGCAACTACACGGGCGCGGCGATACAGGTAGAACGCAGTTCGGACAATACCACGCAGGACATCGGCTTTGACGCTAACGGCGACTTGGACGAATCGGCGTTGACTACGTTCTGCACGGGTACGACGTGCAAGGTGCGCACGTGGTATGACCAATCACAGACGGGCGGCACGGGTTCAGGAAACGACGCGGTTCAGACGACGCACGCGAACCAGCCGACTATTTACACGGGCGGCGCGATTGTGAAGGAGAACGGACGGGTAGCGATGGATTTAGACGGCACTGATTTTTTTGACATCACAAGCATAACCATAACGCAGTTAGGTTTTTTCAATGTAACAAACTTCACTCATTCGTCCTTTTCATCATATTTCGGCGACATTGGTAACGGTGATTTCGTGCAATATCGCGGCACTTTCTACCGCGTTCGTCCTTTGGTTGCTGACATGACAGGCAGCGTTGAAGCAAATAAGCAAAGTTTAGTTACAATACTATCAACTACAAGCAATGCCTCAGCCGTTTATAATAGCGGACAAGGTGTAGCAACGGGTGCAAACGCATCGAATTCGATGTCTATTGTTGATTTATTTAGCATAGGTAATGGAACTTCTGCGCCAGTAGGCACTACGCAAGAATTCATATTATACGACGCGGACAAATCCACCGACCGCACCAGCATCGAATCCAACATCGGCGACTACTTCACCCAAAACACGCCACTCCTCGACACGTATACAGGAGCGGCGGCGGCCTTCTCACTCCGCAAGCTCTCAAGTTCCTACAGCGGGTCAGCCATCCGCGTGCGACGGGCAAGCGACAACGCCGAATCTGACATCGGCTTCAATGTATTTGGAGAGCTTTCAACGGTAGAACTGGCGGCCTTCTGCGGAAGTTCTGACGGCTTTGTAAAAACTTGGTATTGTCAGAGCGGCAACGCGAACGACGCGACGCAAACGACTGCGGCGAACCAGCCAAAGATTTACGACAGCTCGACGGGCGTGGTTACGCGCAACGGAAAGCCGTTCGTAATGTTTAGCACGGACTTAGGAGGCTTGCCACATTTCCAAACAAATCACAGCTTCACAACGTCAGCAAATGACGAGATAATGATTTCAACAGTTTATGAAGCAACCACCGACCGCGAACACCTTTTCGAATTCAATAACATTGGAATGACAGCCAACCATTTGGCGTCGGAAATTATGGACTTCAACGGCGTAAATTGTCGCTTGCTGGCAAAGCCAACGCAAGGCACGGCGCTTTCTCACGTCTTAATGTTCGCAGACGGTACGGACATAAAAGGCCGAGCGAATGGAGCGGCATACGCTACAGACGCAAGCGACCCAATTAGCGGCGAAGCTTCAGGCGTCACAACCTCAACGACTCAAATAGAAATTGGGCGCGGAGGAAACGCATTTTGTAATGAAAGTTACATTGCGGAATTGATTTTGTACCCGTCCTACAGCGCAATTGAAACGGGGCTGGAATCTAACATTAACACCTTCTACGACATCTACTAATGCAGTACATCATAGTCCTACCCGAAGGAACGCTAACAAGCGAGAAACGCGCCAAATCAATTACGCGCGAACTCTACAACATCACAACGCCGCTGGCCGTGCAGGAGCCGTACCAAAAGGACGGGACTGTATTCGGTGTAATTGAACACCCCGACGGCGTACAATTCGCCTTGCAGGTGGATACTTCCTACATCATACCCGTCCACGAACAGGCGACGCTGGAAAAGCTGGTCAGCCTCTTTCCAGAGCTTTCAGATAGCGAGCGGTTCAACCTCCAGTCCTATGTGCTAAACACGGACCAGTTCCCGTTCGCGGCCATCATACCCAGCACGACGACGGTGCGTGATCACGACTACATGGTGCAAAACGGTTGGTTTGAAATTGACGATATTTGAACATGGAACAGATAACGGCGGCAATGATATTCGAATTCATTGCATTGCTGGGTGGAGGCATCGCAGCATGGACAAAGATTAACCAAGAGGTGACGGTACTAAAGAGCCGCATCATCAACCTTGAGAAGCGCGAGAATGACATGGCCAAGAAGCTCGACGTATTGCTGGAGGCGGTCAATGAACTCAAGATACTTCTGGCCAAGAAAGGCATTTGACGCAGTCAATGATTTTGACGTAAATTGCAGCCATGAAGGTTACAATCATGAAGGCGTGCAAGCTGCGCGGCAATAACTGGAAGAAAGGAGCGACGCCTAGCGTCACCAAAGAGTTTGCTGCAGAGCTGAAAGAAAAGGGCTACCTTGACGCGCCAAAGAAAAAGACCGACGACGAATCTATAGAATCAGAATAAAATGGCCATTTTTAACGGAACAAATTTAGGCGTGTACATCGGTGGCACGCTGATTGCAGCCGCTACGGACTGCTCACTGTCTCTCAACATGGAGACCATCGACATCACTACGAAGGACTCAGCAGGATACCGTGAGCTGCTTGGCGGCTTGCGCTCTGGCAGCATCAGCGTCAGCGGTTTGATTGACTACCAAGACGGAGCTAATCAAGACGTCACTGACCTTTATGACGCATGGGAAGGTCGCACGGCTTTGACTCTTAAGTTCAGCAGCGAAATCACTGGTGACGAAAGCTACACCGCGACAGGTTTCTTGACCAGCTTGGAGCAGTCAGGCGGCACTGAGGAC